AGATGTAACTAAGTTTGATGCAATCACCAAGACAAGAGCTTCAACAATATTCACCCATTTAACCTATGCGATGGATTACGCTAATAGCTTACAACAAAAGCTAACTTAATTTCCACTATAAAGATATGAGCACAATTAACTACACATACAACGTAATAGTAGATAGGTTTAGACAGTTCGCAGCAGGGCATTTCCAACTGAGAAGGTTTACGCATGGTGAGATTAGCCAAGCCGATTTAGAGAAAGAGGCTGAGTGGCCATGGCTGCACGTTAAGCCTCGCGCTATTAACTATTCACCTGGTACTCGTTCATTTCAATTCGAGATATTCATTAGTGACCTTCCAAGAGATAAGGAAGATAAGACAGGCTATCAGGCTGAGTCTATTACTGACTGCTCATTAATCTTTCAAGACTTAATCAATGAGATTTACTTAGGTAATATGTTTGGCTCAGATGTGGTGCTGAGCAGACCTGTAAACTCTGAGCCATTCGTTGAGCAATACACTCACACTCTTACAGGTGTGACAGGTACTATTGAACTGCAGTTAGATTACGATTGGAGCGCATGCAGCATTCCTGCAAGCTGGAACTACAACACTCCAACTGATTCGGGTAGTGATGGATGGGGAGCACTTCAGTTTATTGAGAGCTTAGATCAGAATGGTGTTTATGTTAGCCTACTTAATGACGAAGAGACACCAGGTAACTCTTACTACTATGGTACTAATGCAAGTGGAGTAAAGGGATGGTATGCTATTGTAGATAATGTAGGCCTCACCTGCGAGACCTTACCTGAATGCGCTACCATCATAAGCATAGTAGATGATATTGCAGCGCTTCAATCTGATAAGGTAGATAAGATAGCAGGCAAAGGGCTTTCTACTGAAGATTATACAACAGCAGAAAAGAGCAAGCTCGCAGGCATTGAAGCAGGAGCAGAGGTAAACGTTAATGCTGATTGGAATGCAGTTAGTGGAGATGCTCAGATTCTAAATAAGCCAACTATACCAGCGGCTCAAGTTAACTCAGATTGGAACGCAACGAGCGGAGTAGCACAGATACTTAACAAACCTACCATTCCATCTATTGCAGGGTTAGTTCCCGAAACGCGCACGCTGACCATCAACGGCACAACTCAAGATTTAAGCGCGAATAGAACATTCACTATTGCAACAGGCTTAACGGTAGGCACTACACCAATAACAAGCGGAACGGTTGGTCGTGTGTTGTTTGAGGGAACAGGTAATGTTTTGCAACAATCGGCTTCGCTATTTTGGGACAATACCAACGCAAGGTTGGGAATTGGAACAAGCACTCCGAGTTCTTATTATGCTAAAAAGTTGGTTGTAGCTTGTCCAGATGAAGACGGAGTTACTATTTTGGCGAATACTGTTTCTTCAACGAATTATCTTGCCTTTGCTGACGGTGTAACAGGTAACGAAGCCTTTAGAGGTTATTTAAGTTACAAGCACCAAACAGACCAACTAACATTTGGTTCAGCAGGTACTTTAAGAATGACATTGACTTCTGGTGGAAATCTACTCATCAACACAACAACAGACGCAGGTTATAAGCTCGACGTGAATGGGACTGCGAGGGTGAGTGGGGCTTTAACAGCCAATACTTTAACATTAATTGGAAATACTTTATTCATTGCAAGTGCAACTGTCGGAGGTTTATTCGCTACGCGTTATACGAATAGTGTTTCTTATAGCGGTGGTCATATTTTTACAAATTCAACAACTAACATAAGTGCTACTTCGGGAGATAATTTCACCTTACAATCAATACAAGGTTTTGCACCAACAAGCGGAACGGCTACTTATGGAGCTTTAGCAATTGCTCCTACCATTAACCAAACAGGAGGCGCGAATGGAATTACAAGAGGTCTTTATATCAACCCAACTCTAATATCTGCTGCTAATTTTAGAGCAATAGAAACGGCAAGAGGAAACATAGTGTTTGGTAATCTTCCAACGTCAAGCGCAGGACTTCCAACGGGTGCTTTGTGGAATGATGCAGGAACAGTAAAAATAGTATAACAAATAAACAATGGCTAAAATACAACCAATAGTCTTTCCTTTAAATCAAGGAACAGCAACAGAGATGAGCGTACTCATTCTCAACTTTGAAACAAGTGCAACTACTTGTACTACCTACTACGAGTTAAAATCAGAAACAACTGAGGAAGTGCCTTCGAAGGTTTTAAGCAATGGTAACTACACGCTAACAGAACAAGAGTTCGCAGCGTGGGGCGAGGACAATGCGTGGGTGGAACAATGCGTAGCTAACGCGATAGGTGTTACAATTTTATCTTTCTAACTATGCAACTAACAGAGGAACACTTGAAGCAGTTAGATGCTTTCATTCAAGAGATGCCTACAAAGTTTGGCTTGCCATTGATTCAGTTTTTCAACAAGATAAAAGAGGAAGCTGAAAAGGAATGAGCATACTTGCTGAGCTATTTGAACAGGGAGCGCTATACGATGTGCTTTTAGATTTCGGGGAGACCGTTACTGATCGTGCACGCTCTAACATTAGAATACAGCAAACGAGATACGGTAAAAAGCGTAAGGCTAACACTACGGGAACTCTTGCAGCTTCGCTCTACTATGACTTAGATGTAACAGGCACCACTCCATCTATCGGCTTTAATTCTACAGCAGACTACGCTAAGTGGGTGGAATACGGAAGGCAAGGTAAGGAGAGTAACTACAAAGGCATAGATACAAGATTCGCAGCAGGAGCAGCCAAGCCTCCGGTAGATGCCATTCTTAATTGGATGAATCTTAAAAAGATTAAGCTACGTTCAATAGGTGAAACAGGGCGCAGAACTAAGTTTGCTAAATCAGCAATAAACAAAGATGAAGATCAGCGCCTACGCGTAGCTAATGCTATGGCAAAGAGCATTGAAAAGAAAGGTATTGCTCCGCTATACTATTGGAGAGAGGCTTATCTTGAAACTTTACCTGAATACGCAACGCAGCTTAACGAGGCAATGGGTGAAGCTGTCTATATCTACATCTTAAACCAAACACGAAAACTAACTAATATTAAACCTGTCTAATAATGGCAATTACAATACATCAGCAGCCATACGTCTTTACTGCGCTTAAGCAGAAGCTTATAGTAGTGGCTACATCTTCAAATATAGGGCAGCCTGGCTTTCGCTATGTGATAACAGTAAGCAACGGCACTACTACAAATACTTTTTACGTGCAGCCTAACATCAATGGCGCTTTAGTGTTTGACCTTTACCCTGTTGTTAGTCAAGCCATGGACTTAGGTGTAAACAGTACTGATTCAGTTCCTTCATTATTTGCATCTACAACAGTGCAAGATGCAGATACATCACGTAATATCTTAGGAATTAGCACAATTATTCAGGAAGGTTATGAGGTGCTTGGCTTATTCGAAGTGCAAGCTACAGAGTACCCATTAGATGGCAGTGCTTTAATCAATGCAGCGTTTCAGATTAGTGATGGCTTTAATCCTAATCCTGCTACTCACTTTGCACTTAGCTCAGGAACGAGCTACATCATGAGTGATTTAGTACGTAGCACTTATGCCTTAGATGATGTATTAACTAAGTATAGCTTAGGCGCTAATACGATAGGCATAACAGGCTTTAGTGATGATTACGGAGTGCTTACTATTCCTGCTGATAATGGCACAACTTTAACAGGGAATGCAATAGATGATGTACAGATAGTGCAATTCAATGCATCAGGAACACCTATTCAGACTGATACTTTAGCTTGCGTAATTGCAGCAGGAACGCTTAACCACTTGCCTCTCTTACCGGGTAACATAGAGGATGCGTTTGGCTTGCAAGCTACTTGGCATCACTACCTACTTAACTTTAGAAATGCAGGAGGCACAGCAACTGCACGATCAATAGCAGTATTCAAAGCAGCTGACGAATGCAGATTCGATAAGGTAAGATTAGGATGGACTAATAGCAGAGGCGGATGGGACTATTTCAATTTTACTAAACGCTCTGAGTATTCTTACTCAGTGGAGCGCAAGAGATATAGAAAGGTAGTGGGTAATTATGGGACAGCAGATGAGACTACTGAATTTGGATTTAACACTTATGATAGAGGATTGACCGAGCGCAGTCCATTCGTTGAAAAGATGATGCGCATACGCACTGACTACTTAACAGAGGGACAGTTCGAATATCTTAAGAATCTAATCTACTCTGAATCAGTCTACATGATTGGAGCAGATGGAAGCGCTACACCAGTAGTAATTGAATCTAATAACTATACTGCAATTAAGACTCGCAGCTACACGAAAACAGACTTAGAATTGACATTGAAATTTAGCAACGATTACACAGCATGAAGCCATCAGTAATATTAACGGTTAAGGCAACCAATGGTGCTGCTGTAGTAGTAGACTTGTACGAGAATGAGAGCATAAGCTATTCATCTAATTTCAATAGCGTTTCTGAGTTTACTACCAGGGGAGCATTCTCGCGTGAGTTTAGAATACCTGCTACTAAAACGAATGTAGATTTCTTTGGCCAACAGTATAACGTCAATCTGCTTAATGATGACACTACTCAGATTAACGTATTACGCAAGATAGAGGCAACTCTCTCAGTAGATACCTTACCCATTGCTGAAGGTCACATACAATTTAAGCAGGCCATCACTCAGCAAGGCAAGATGCATGAGTTCGTAATAGCATTCTTTGGCGAGACTGTAGATTTAGCTCGCAGCATTGGAGATAAGATGCTCAAAGAATTAGACTACTCAGATTTAGCTCACGATAATAGCTTTGAGAATGTAAATGATATCAACGATGGTACTTTATTCGATGGAGCAGCGTGCTACACGCTAACTGATAGAGGGCAGAATTGGAGCGAAGATACAGCCATCGGCAGTAGACGAATCTTCAGTGATGTTAATCCTATCTATACCGGAGAATTAACCTTAGCTCTTCAGGCTAAATGGCTTTTAAATAAGATTATAACTGAGGCAGGTTTTACCTATACAGGCACTACTATAGAGGAAGAGCTGCAACGCATGTACGTGCCTTACATTACAGGGCCACGAACTGAAGGATTAAGCAACGATGAGGCGAAATTTAAGGTAGATTTTACATCAGATACTTCATTTAACTTAAACGTAGATGATGGTAATGGATATTACTCTAAGCAGTTAACAGGATGGCATGAGGTAAGTGATCCATCTAATAGCTGGGCATCAAATGCCTACACAGCTCAGGGTAGCTTTACAGCAGGAGTAATAATTAAATTACAGGTAGAAGTAGATACTACGGGATATTCAGCAGACACTCAGCATTTTTATGATGTAATGCTAAAGCGTGTTAGAGGTGGAGTAACTGATTTAATACCACTACCTAATACAATGGCTGTAGGGCCTACGTCATATCAGTATAACTATATCACTCAAAGCTTTCAACCTACCGCCCCTGTTAATCCTTTTAGCGTTTATTCAAGTGCTGAAATAAATGTACAACAAGGTGATGTTTATACTGTTATTATGCGAGCGCATCCAGGAAGCTCACCATTAATAGAAATTCAAACAGATGCATTTGCTATAAACAGCTTCTTTGCATTTTCTTACGTTAGTGGTTTAGATTATGCCTATGCTGTTCAGATAGCTAATAACGCACCTGAGATGAAACAAGTAGATTACTTGCGCGACATTCTCAAGATGTTTAACGCTGTTTTAGTTCCTAACCCAAACATGCCTAACGCTGTTGAGATAATTCCAATGGTAGAGTATTTGGGAAGTGGTGATGATTACGATTGGACAGGAAAGTTAGACCTATCTAAAGACATCGTGCTTACTCCTGCATCCGATATCAGAAAGAGAGTGCTTAAGTGGAGTTACAAAGAGCAGGGAGATTTCTTTAATGCAAAGTACAAGACAGGAGCACAGCGCATCTATGGTGAGCTTAGGCTTACTGATCCCGCGAATGACTTCAGCACAAGTGATTATACGGTAGAACTTACATTCGGTGCTTCACCTTGTGACCTTATCCCTAACACTAACTACATCATCCCTAAGTACTTCAATGAGAAGGGTGAGTTTATGACACCTGGGCCGCGTATTCTTTACAGAAGAGATGCAGCTGAGGCTGCTGTGGTAATGGTGTATGATGAGGTAGCTGAGGAGGCAAGCTTTACAATTATTCCGCTACTCAGTCATTATAGAGCTATACCAACAAGCATAGCAACTAATGACCTAAACTTCGGCCAAGAGATTCCTCCGCATCCAATTGAAACCATGCCATTAAAGACACTCTTCGATAGGTATTGGAGAGAATATATCTCAGAGCTTTATGATTCAGAGCAAAAGATAATGGAAGCTTATTTTAAGCTATCAGTAACCGATGTATTTGGGTTAAAGTTTAACGATAAGATTTGGGTAAAGGATTCATGGTGGAGAGTGATAGAGCTAACTGACTACATTGTAGCAGATGAGCAAGTAACTAAGTGCAAGCTTATTCGTTTACTTGACATTGGAGCGCTATGTGAGTTTACACCATCTACCATTAACGTGAGCACAGGAGCAGTAGAGTTTTTAGATTACGATGGAGAAACAAGCTATGGCTCACAAGAGTGCTGCGAATATTACGGTTACACTTGGACAACAGTAAAGGGCCGCTGCTTCGCATCTACTCCAACGAATGGCACAGGCGGTATAATTGGCTCACCTAATAACTCAGGTGGTAGCAATATCACTAACACGAGTGGTAATCAAAAGAGTGCTACCGGTATGGGTAACGTGGTTCGTGCTGAAATTGAAAACAACAACGAGCGCATATTTGTTAGCGGCTTAGGTCATGGCATTAGTCCTAACAACAACTACTCTCAAGCTATGGGATATCGTAACTTCATCAGGCCTAACTTAGAAGGTACTACAGTGATGGGCCGATGGGCTGAAGCTGATGTAAGAGGTGTTCACTTTGGCGGTGGTACTTGGTACGATGGTACTTCTGATTTCGGAACAACTATACCAGGGCGCTCACAACATGGCTTTATTCAGCTGATGGGATTGGGTGAAATGGTAAGTAATCCAACTAATGTGAATCTATTTATAGATGGCATTAATAATGGTGTATTAGTTATGCCTACTGAGACAGTATGGGCTGTTAAGGTTTACATCTCAGTACTCGAATATGATTACGGGGTTGCTGATTTCACAGGCAAGGTTGCAAGTGTTGAATATAGCTGCATGGTATGGCGCGACAAAGTAACACACTACTCAGCTACACCTCATAAAATACATGAATTCGTTAATGGCTTTGCATCTAACTCATTCATATTACACTTGCCAATAGTTAGCAATAGAATAGCACCTTATTTAGAGTGCAAGCACACTGGCAAGACTGCTGTAATCAGCGCAACATTCCAATACACTCAAACTAAATTCCAACGTACACCTATAATATGACAAATCCACAGAATGATATTTTAATGAGCATGACTTTACTAAGGTCAGGGGTGCAGGGCAAGAGCAAAGAGTTTAAGCAGGCTGCAGGCATCTACAATGCAAGGCTAAAGGTGTGGCAAATAAGGGCTATTAATTACACTATATTAATAACAGGGATTAGCATAATAGCATTAACAATTTATAGCGTAATATAATGGCTACACAAGAGATGATATTGAAACTCTCATTTGATGATGAGGGTACATTTACAGGTTTAGATGAGATTAATCAGGAGCTGAATAAAGTAGATGACAGTACAAAAGCTGTAGAGAAATCTACCAAGACTTTAAAGGCTCAATATGCTGAACTGAAAAAGCAGCAAGATCAATTCGATCCAGGCACAGAGAAATTCAATGAGCTATCTCAAAAGATGGGAGAGCTGAAGGATAGAATGAATGATGCTGCCGAAGCTGTTAAAGGAAATACGGGCCCTGCTA